CCATGTCAACATTTCGCAAAATATTTTCTTTGATGTTCAAATTAGCTAACTTGTTCAGATCAGACTTAGGCATCTGCATACAAGCCCTGAGCATACCATCTTTATACTGTTCCAAAGTATGATGATCTTTATTGTACTTATAAATGTAACTCATAGAATAACCTTTATGATGTAATCGTGCTTAATACCTGAAGATAAAAATGCAAGTTTAGCTTCATATTTGTTTTGTGCAGTAATAATAAAGTGCCCAAGCTTAGGTTGCTCATATTCTTTATAAATCACATAGTACTCTTTCATAGTTCCAACCTCCAATTTCATGTGTTTTAAAAGTAGCTTTAGAGATGCTGATTACATGCTCAGGTAACTGCTTATGAGTACCAGCAAACCATTCATCTTCAAAGCAGCATTGCATCTTAGCAAGATCATGCTCATAAATTACATCATACACCCAAAACGGTAAAGCACTCCAACTCATGATTGTACTCCAAAATATTCCTTGAGAATTTTACGAATGTCTCTAGCGTAATATTTAGCTACAGAATCGGCTATACCTGCGTACTCGAAACGATTAGCTAAAAACTCCAGCATTTCTTTTGGATTGGTAGCGACAGGATTATTACAACCACAATCACAATCTTCTTTCATATTAAACCTTTCTAATAACTAGCTTTTCAGCTTCATTCACATAGTAATCCAAGTCAACATCATAACCGAAATCAGCGATGTTGTTGCAGGTCTTTACATTCCAAGATGTATCAATACCCAATCTACGATCTGACTTATCTTCACTATCTTCCAATGCTGGCATCAACTTGATCAGCTTACCACCAGTCTTACAAGGGTAGTACCTGCAGATGTTCTGTTGTTGCTCTACACGACCATCCTCAAATTCTAGCACAAGCTTTGAACTGCGAGGAACTTTTGTGCGTAGCATAAAGTCAAAGAGATGACCTTGATCAAGTCGCTCTTGAATGAACTCACGCACATCCTTGCCATGCAGCATAGCAGCTTCTGCAGCCATTGGAATGACTAGACCACCTTGGTTTTGATGCCATCCCAAATCTTCATACTGGTATGCACCCTTACGCTTTGTCTTACCATTTGTGTACACAGCAATGTAGTTGTTAACATCACGAATGTACATGTTCTGGTAATCCACGAATTCCAAATCAAGCTTTACATCCTTTTGCCACTGAGTGCAAATTGCATTGTATTGCTCTTCAGTATCTCGTGTCATGGCTACAGTTAAACCGTCTGTATTTAGTTGCACAAGTTTGAGCTTTGGAATCTGCAGCAAACGATCTGCAAGCATCAACAAAGATAGTTGACCATTGATAGTAATTGACATTGTAAACTTTGGATCATAGAACACAGAGTATTTATCATTGCTCTTACCATATGTACCATTCAGTGCAAGTTTAAGCATTGCATTTTCTGCAGTGTTCTTTGCATATGACTTACGTTGCTCATACATGTCTTTGTAGATAACACAGAACTCTTCACCAAGATGCTCAGGGTAAATCTTATTTGAGATAGCAATGTTTGGATACATTGAACTAACGTCAGCATCACGAACCATGTAAGTTTTACCAGCACTGACGATCTTTTCAGTCAATGACGCATGTACACCACCTACACCGAAATCAATGCGATAACCGTCTACAAGGACGTTCAGTGTCTCAGCAATACGGTAGCATCCCCAATAGGATTTCTTGGGCACTCTGACCTTTTTAGGCTTCTTACTGAGGTCTGGACAACCATCTGCATCTAATACATGTTCAGTCACATGCTCACCGTTTGCATCAAATAGATATTCTGTAGCTTTGAGTTCTTCAACTTCAATCCAACCCATAGGATGTTGATTCTTGAAGTCATCAGTATCTCGCTCAGTTGGTACTCCCTTGAACTTCTTGCGCTTTACAGTAAGTTCTGCATACTTTGTAACTTTACCAAGATTGTGCTCTTCAATATCTGAAAACACACCTTTAGTCTCAGTGATAACCTGCTTAGAAAACCAGTCATAAACAGCTTGAAATTCTGGACGATCAAACTTATAGTACTTGAACAAACAGTCTTTGATTGCGATCTTGTCTCGCTTGGTTTGCATCATTACTTTCTTACCATCTTTGAACTTGTACAGCTTAACACCTGAATCCTCAAGCTTCATTTGAAAGTATTCAGCACCAATCTTTGTATCATCTGCATTAGTAAAGTCACGACCAAGCTTAATACTCAGATTATCCCTGAATTCAATTTGTGTAAGAGACTTCAGATAGAATGCAAGCGTACAGCGCACATCATGTAGGTTGTAGGTTTTTAGCTTATCGATTTCAGCATCGGTCAATTCAGCATCTACAGCATAAGGCAAGTCTTCAATGTTGTCCATACGCATGTTGAATTCCAGCATCTTTAGACCAGTGGCTTTCGCCTTGTTGTTAAAGTGATGAATGCGGTACAAGTCAACTTGTGGAATAATTTGTTCATCGGTTTTGATGCTGTGACCGAAACCGTTATCTTTGAAAGAGTCAATCTGCTTTTGTGCAAGCTTGTGTACAGCAGCAGCAACTTGCTTACCACTCTTAGATTCCCAAGACCTGCGGTTAGTCAATACCTCGTGCAGGATTGGATAGTCGAATCCCACGTTGTTAAAGCCTACCAAACGACCTGCAGTAGCTTCAATATGATCTACACAAGCGTAGATACGACCAAGTTCATTTGTGCGATCAGAAACCTCAAATACTCGTGCGAACTTACCATCTGCACGAATGACAGCAAACGTAAACGCTGATTTGTACGTTTCAATATCATAAATCCAGTCTCTTGTCAAATCCATTTGTACTTCTCCAATAAAGAAAACCTAGAGTCTATCACAACTCTAGGTCTACGTCAAGCTTAATTTTGGTTGTTCAACCAGTCATCTAAGTTATGCAAAGTATGCGTATCGTTATCATAGTAGACGTTACCAGCAGGTCCAGTCAATCCACAAATACGATTCTTACTAAGTACAACTTTGGTTGTATTGCGTTCGGTTGGGTCTTCTGCGTATTTATTTCGACTTAGCAAGATATTAGCTGAAGCTGACTTAATAATAGTAGAACTACCCTGAATTTCTTCTTCTGTGAATGCTCCACCTTGTGAAGAATTTTGTACTCCAGAAGCTGATTTACGAACGTGGTTAATAAAGATCAAAGTTACATTGTGACTCTTAATGATACCTTTGGACCATTTCATAAATAATGCTTGGTCTTCATTTGATAAACCATCAAGAATGTCCTGTAAAGGATCAAGCACAATGATTCTACAACCGCATGATACTACAAGTTCTTCTACTGTATCTTGAATCTCTTCGATTGTACCATCACGATTATCAAGTAGGTAAAAGCGATGCTGACCATCTTCATTGTAGAAAAGCTCGTTTGCTTTATCACGTACTTTGTCAGATTCCAGCAAATCTTTCTTTGCATTATCATCTTGAATTAACGATAGCTTACGACTCAAATGCCGACCTAATAAAGTCTCTCCATATTGACCTGAATCTAACTCCATAGAAACAATACCGATTTTATGCGGTGAATTGAAAATCCAGTGATAGATCATTTCATTAACGAAAGATGTTTTACCAAGACCAGTACCTGCAGCAATATTGATGATGTGACCCAATGGTAGACCACCAACAAGCATCTCATTCAGTGTATTCATGAATGGTGGAAACGGTACTTTCGCAACTGTAGCTTGAGCTAGAATCTTATCGTACAGTTCACCAGAACCAAGTACACCAACTGGTGTGTATCGCTTTGCTTCATAGAAGTTACGTACAAACTCTTCCTCTTTACCTTCTTCAAGATAAGTATTAGGGTCTTTGTATCGCATGTGCATAATCTTAACTTTACCCTTAGGTAGAGCCTTGACTACTTCTTCTGTTGCTTCTTTACCAGCTTTGTCATTGTCATAGCACACAATAATTTGATCGAAGGTGTCGAAGAAACGATATTGAGCAGCAATTTGTTTGTGTGAATTAGCACCTGTAGTAGGGCTAACAACAGCAGTTTCATAACCAGAACCACGATTCTTGTTATAATCCGAAAGCATTTGATAAGCAGATAACGCATCTAGTTCACCTTCTGTGATTAGAATATATTTTCCACCACGGTTAAATTTAAACTGCATGAACAATTCGCATTCAGCACCAGTGCGACCTTTGGAATAAAAGTTCTTTGGTACTTCACGGATTTTGTATCCTACAATCTGACCATCTTGAGTAGCTGGATAATATTGCTCTTCAACATCACCATCTTCATCATACGCATAACGTACACCAAAAGGCTTTGTGGTTTCATCTCTTAGTCCACGAAAACCTTTACCAGCAACACCAGTTATAGATTTGATATAATCATTCTCTTCCAGTGTCATAGCAGGTTTACCACTAGGTTTAATTTCCATACTCTTTTCTTCCTTTGTAATTGATGTTCTAACTCGTGTAGTCTTCTTGGAATTTTGTTCCTTGAATTCACTAGATGGTACAGTATGTTCACAGACAAAGCAATGCGAAGAATTTCCTTCATACACTGCTTTGCCATCTGAACTACCGCACTTTTCGCAATTGGTGTGCTTTACGAAATTTGCCAATTCTACTCCTTATTCATTTTTGATCAACCATTTATTTGAGATAGCCTTAAAACTACGATCATGAATACTGTTACTCTTGAATACAAGACCTTCACGTTCAGAAGCATTAAGTTCTGATTTACCTTCAGCTTGTGCAAGAATACCTGAAACACTTTCACCTACAAGCGAAATGTCTTCAGCAAGAATTGGTACATGCTTTAGACCCAAACGCTCACATGCAGCTTTAAGCTGGACTGGCAAGATATACTGTGCCGTATGAGTATTGTACATGTCATAGACGTAGAAGTCAAGCTGAGTTTTGTACTGATTACCTTGGATGCCTTCACCAATCATCTCACCTTGAATTGCCATACCCTTCATAAAATTACGGCGCATAATATCCTCAATTTGGAACTTACGTGCTACTTTCCAGAATGAATTTGCTTCATCTTCTTTCAAGTCAAGATTACGTGAGCATACATGGAATACGTCTTCATCGTCTAGATAGAACGTGCAAGATGAACCGTCAAGTTTTTCAGTAATAGACCAAGTATCTTCTTGGAATATACCATTGAATTCTTTTACAAGATTTTGTACACGCTCTTGGTCAGTCTTTGGTACTAACGTAGGGAAATTGCCTCGTGCCATACCAGCAAGTTGAGCATTCATTGGACGTTCCCATTTGATGATATTTAACCACTCAGTTACATCGTCACCTTCACTCAAGGATGACCAACAGCCTTGCTTTTCAACACATGAGGAAATAGGTAGCAATAAACCTTGTGAAATTTGACCACGTAGTTTAATTGTACGTAGACGTTCACCCTCTACACCTTCAAATACTTTTGGAAAGTGTCCAGCTTTGGTTAGAAATGGTGCAAGGGCTGTTGGAACCCACGAATCCGGTTCCGCATACACAACCAAATCGTTAATTTGGTACTTACCAACTGAGTCAACTACCCACCAGCCATCTACACGATAAGCACAAATTTTATCTGCACCTTCAATAGACTTTACTTCTGCAATTTTACGAATCGTTGCGAGTTTTCTTTCTGTCATTTGTTTCTCCTTTACATATCATCCTTATGTCGAATGCCGACCAGTACTGGAAAGCGAGGTAGATTATAACCTGTTCCAACGTCAAAGTACTTAACTTTTGCAAGTTGACCCATCAATGTTTCCCTGCGTTCCCACAAGTCTTCTCGAATTGCGTCAGTCATACCACTACCACAACTGAATGTATCGCCTTTAGAGGTGCGTAGAATCAACGATCCCATTGTGTCTAGGGCTACCATACCATCTTTAGCTGTAGAGCGTTCTGTGCGTCCTAGCTCATTAATCTTTGCAGCGTTAGTATTTGTGTACTTAGGCTCCCAACCAATGATTTCAAATTCGTTATCAACAAAGCGTTTGACCTTTTGTAGTTCTGGATTCTTAGTACCAGAGCGACCACGTTTATATTTAGCATCGGTATCACGAATCATAACACCTTCTGCACCTTGAGCCAGCATTTCCGCTTCAAATTCATCAAGCTGCTCATCACATGATATAGAATAGTGCGGTAATACTTCTACTCGCAATGGTAAACGATCATCACGATCCATATTAACCAAATGAGCGTAACGCTCCAACCAAGTAGATGTAGGATGAAAGCGGTCAAATACCCAAAAAGTAAAATCTGGTTCACCCTCAATACGCATAACTCCAGAAGTACTTTGATTAAATACATCAGGTGCGTTCTTATTACCAATGATTAGTTCACCATCTAGGCCATCCAGTAAACCACCTGTCCATTGGTTCTTAAAATAAGCTTGAATAAACTTGTTTGGAATTGGTTTAAGGCTACGTGAGTAAGCTACACCACCGAATACAATGCAGCGAATACCGTCAAGTTTTTCTGACATATAACGGTTTGTTGGTTGTGTTTTGACTTTAGTTTGCTCAATTGCAAGCTGCGGCTTAAAGCCTTCTGGAATTGTCATCAATGTTCTCCAATCTTAAAAATGCGATAACGTTTGTTGCCAAGCTTCAAGTATACACCAGCATAGTAGAAAAGTTTAGGACTTTGATAAATTAATTTAGGAATTGTCATCTTCATCATCCCATTCTTCAATGATCCGTTGAGCTTCTTCAAAACCTTCCCAATTATCTACGCCAGCAGCTTCAAGAGCATACAACCAACGATCTCGATTAAGTAGTTTGTCGTATTCTGCTTGTGGAATGGTTACAACTTTATCAGAACTATTCATTTAGTTTTCTCCTTGACTTTACCTTTAAGAGTATCAAGCTCTTCTGCAAGTTTATACTCAATAAGTTCCAATGTCTGTTTACCAATATTACTTTCCATAACTTTTTCACCAGTGTAAGCACCTGCCATCATCCACATTGTGCGTTCGCTTGGTAGCAACGTACCGATTGTACCACAAGCTAGAATCACAGCAATAGGCCATGAATAGAACTTACCTCTTTTATTCCAATAGTCGGCATTAGAAAGTAAATAACCTACTACGTATAAAACATAGAAAACACATGTACTAGCAAATATGAAACCTAGAAATTTTGAAATACTGCTAATAACACCAGCCATATAAATTAGAAAAACTAAGCTCATTGTTGTACCACCTGTAAAATCATGTTAATACCTTGAATAACCATCTGCTGCTCCATTGGATTCAACTGATGCCATGTACGTTTATCACCAAACTTTGCAGCTACTGCAGACCAAAATTTCTCTACATCTGATTGATTACTCATTGATATGCCTTTCTGTATAACCATCTAATTTTAACATAGGAAAAAGAGACTCTTTAAACTTGATTGCATTTTGTAGTGCAATTTCTTCTCCAAGAATACCTATGTTAAACGATTTTATAATAGTTTTTGTTTGTAATTTAACTAAAACTCTGTAGTAATGATTGTAATCACCACATCCGTTTGGAATTCTAACACGACTAATGGAAGGATATCCTGTTTTATTATTTATATTCTTTTTACGATTTCTGCCATTTATTAAATGGTCCACCAGTCTTAAATTTTCAATATTGTTATTAAAAGTATTACCATCAATATGATCTACAAGTTTATCAACTGGTATACCTTTATGTGCGAGACAGTAGACAATTCTTGCTGCTGTATACTCTTTATTTTTAAAACCAATAACCCAATAATTTTTAGACTTATAACCAGCAGTGTCATCTTTAAATCTATAATTGCTATGAGACTTACCTCTCATTCCACAATCTTGTAACCAACGCAATCCACTAGGACTTGTTGGATCAATATAAAACCACTGTGATATTTCAGAATATTCTAAACTTTTCATGGTAGTTTTACTCATTTAGTTTTCTCCTTTAAGTTACCATTTTCATCATAATATGGACGACCTTCATGAATAGCTAACAAAAGTTCTTGCACTCTATTAGCTAAATGCAAGTCTCGGTCTGAGACTACATATCCTGCATTATACAGTAAAGATTTGATTGCAGCCAGACGACTAACCGCATCTTCAAAATTATCTTTATAATGCATGGATGCGCTCCTTTCGATAATTCCATTCTTGGATCATCAAGTCCTCTACGTAAGTTCCCTTGATGTGCGTTTGAGTCTCAAGTATAGCAGCAATGTGATCATCTTCCATATCACACAAGTAAATATATTTTCCGTATGGTAGAAGTTCACCGTACTTACCGTAGGACTTCCACACAAAAGCTTCACGAATGGTTTCAAAAGGATCACTCAGGTATACATCCATTGGTGTTGCAGGTGTTGTATTTACGCTACGGCGTAAGTAATCGTTACCACCGTCTACTACGTAAGTTTCACCGGATACTTTATCCAAGTGCTCTTTATAGTCATATCGGTTATAGCTACGCAGGTAAGTACCATCTGGTGTCATAATAGCGTTGCAAATAATAGTTTCACTCTTCGCTTTCATCTTCACTCCATACTTCTATAATTTCAGGGTCATGTGCAGAGGCATCAAAGAATTGTAATGCATATTTGATAGCTTCAGCTTCATTGCACACATCGCATTCGATTTGTTCTTCAACTTGTATTGTTACGTAATATTTCATGTATTAATCTCCTTAAATAATTTCAGAACTTCTCTTACTGCAGGTACATACATGTCAGCTTTTTCACCCCATGACCAACCAGCATCAAGAAATATATCTTCGATTTGTTTGTCGGTTAGATCAACCCATTCTGAACGTTTTATACCAGCTTTATAGCCATTATCATAAGCTGTTTTAATAGCTTGTTTAACTTCATCAAGTGCATTTAAAGCTTCTTGTATTTTACTCATGTGTTTTTCTCCTTTAACCAACTTTCAATAAGTTCTGCCAGCATAACATCGGATTTTCCACCTTGAATTTCAAGAGATAGTTTTTGTTCATCTGTTAAACCAACCCATTGCTTTGCTTCCAACCGATCATTACGAGCACGTAACAAACGATTTTCTTGCTCTAATTCATCAATTTCATTCTGCATACGCTCTTCTGCTGTACTCATAGTTTCTCCATCTTAATGTTACGCAAACTTGAACTCTTACGCATTTGATGTAAGTGCCAGTTTGCACTTTTATCATCACAAGCGTAAGAACGATTTGAGATTGTACCATCGTTTTTAACTTCTTGCCATGTCAACCGAATATTTTTAATGTCTTTTGCTTTTAGCTTCATGATCCCATCCCTTCAGATGCAATTGGTTTGTACACTGTATTACGAGTGATGATTGTACCATCAAAAAGAACTTTTCTAACAACTGATGTTCTTACATCAAAGCAGTTACCTAGTGCTGGATGAGCGATCACATACTGTAGATGTGCTACAGGTTGCTTAGGATCACCATTCCAGTTAGAAAACTGCGGTACACCTATATAGTATACTACTGGTTTTTCTTGTTCTTTCTCTACGTAAGCAAGTTTCGGAATGCACCCATGTTGCATACAGTGCTGTACTGTTTCGCATTCATCGCAAATAACTCTATTCATAAAATACTCCTTTACTTTGTTGATTTCTTGCACTCATACCTGCATTGTACTACAGATTAACCCAATGTTAACCTAAGATCAACCTGAGTTCAACCTTGAGACTAACCCTTCAACTTAACCTTCGCTAACCCCCGTAACCCCCTTGATGACCTGAATTGTACCAACATCTGCAAGTCTTGTCAATACCCTAACGCAAAAATAATTTAAAAATATTTGTTGTGTTGTGCAAAAAGTTGTGCTACAGTAGAGCCTTCAATCAACAACCGAAAGGAACTGAAATGCTACTCAAGAATGAATTCTCACACATGATCAACCACCTTGGTCTAGAAGACGGTGAACTAGCTTTGGCTGAAATTGTATGGGAGAAAGCCGAACGAGCAATGCAAGGTAAACCAGTACAGGAAGCTGCACTTCTTAAAGAGCCGTATGTATTTACAGCAACAAAACGAGCAACTAATGAATTTACACGAGAAGAAGCTCAATTCATGACTGATCTTACACGAGACTTTCTTCGTACTGCACAATCAAACATGCGAGTTCTTCGTAACGAAATTCAAAGTGTTTGGCTACTGTGTGATCCAGATGACGAACGAACAGATCATTATTTCAATGAACTAAATACTTTGCGTAGTTATCAACGTAAAATTAATAGTTCACTACGCAAACTTGAAAGCATTCAACATAAACTGAAGAAACAACGCTGATGAAACTACGGAAACGCTACACTATTATTGCTACGTGCTTTGATCGTAAAGGTCGAGTACTTGGTTCTGGTACAAACAATTACAACAAGTCGCATCCATTGATGCAGCATTTTGCTGTAAAAGCTGGAGAGTCTAACGACAAGATTTATGTACATGCAGAACTAGCTGCTGTGCTACAATCTGGACGTAAAGATATCCATAGTATCTTAGTGCAGCGTTTCCATGAAAATGGTGATATGGCAGTTGCTAAACCATGTCCAACTTGTCAAGCTATGCTCAAAGGCTTTGGTGTTAAGCTTGTTCGTTATACATCTGAAGAAGGAATTCAAGAATATGAAATTTTATAATCCGTTTAAAGCGCACATTGTGCAATTTTCTAATGGTAAATATGCTATACGCAGGTGGAGTGTACTATCTTGGGAATATAAAGAACATACCACATATGGTAAGGAATCTGTTTATTGGTGGACCGCTATGGAGTATGTCAAAAAGTGGTGCATGGTAGATACACTTGAAGAAGCGAAAGCTTTACGTGATAAACGTAAGATTAAAGTTAAGAAAGTACAGGTGATTCATGGCTAATCAGAAAGACCTTGATGAAACTTACATGGGTACTGCTATACTACATAGCAAACTATCTAAGGCACGTAGAGCACAGGTAGGAGCCATTCTAGTAACTAGACAGGGTGTTACCCTCAGTGGCTTTAACGGGACCGCTGCAGGTCGCCCTAACGATTGTGAAGTATTTCAAACAGTGCATGACAATGGACCTATTTACGTTACTAAACCAGAAGTTATCCACGCTGAACTCAACTGCATTATGAAAGCTGCTCGTGAAGGTGTAAGCTGTGTAGACGCTACAGTTTATGTTACACTAGCACCTTGTGTACAGTGCGCTGCTATGATGCTACAAGCTGGAGTTAAGCGTGTTGTATATCTGCAACAGTACAGAGATGATTCTGGTGTAAAGCTACTGCAGGAATCAAATGTAATGGTACAATTGTACGATCAACTTTAAGGAGAAATAGACATGGCATTGAAAGATCAAAAAGACGTATTGATTGCTTGGATCAATGGTGAGACTCTGCAAGTTAAAAATTCAAATGGTACTTGGAGTGATTGCCTTCCATTTTCTACATTAGATACTTTACGTCTTAATGAATTTACATACCGCATCAAACCAAAAGAAATTGTAACTACTACGCATATTAAACCTGATTCATATAACAAAGGACTTCATGTCACTTATTCTGGAAAAGTTTACCCTCACAATCTTCGTCTAACGTGGGCAGAAGATGGTGAAACACTATTGAAAGCAGAGGTTATCTGATGAAAACATATAAAACAACAGTAGTTGTAGAGTCAGAAGTAGAAATTCGTATTAATCCAAATGTAGATACTGCAGAATTAATCAAAGAATTTAGCGAATGCATCTTTGGGGTAGACAGCATTGAAGAACTTGTGGAGTTTGCGTCTGCTTGTATTGCAAGAGATGAACGTAATTTTATTGAAGGTGTTGGTAGTATAGAGTATGATTATGGTCAAGAATGGACAGATCATATTATTATGCACTATACAATTAGTACTGAAGTATCAACAGAGATTGTAGACTAATGCTACGTTGGTCTGGTACAATCTTCTACATGATTGGTATGCTGCTGACTGCTCTAAATATTTTTCCTTTGAATCTAATATTTGGCGCAATCGGTGGTATACTCTGGTGCATCGTAGGCTTTTCCTACAAAGATAAAGCTTTGATTCTAGTGGAGGCTGCTTCTGCAGCTATCTATTTGTTTGGACTATTACATTGGTGGATAAAATGACAGCAATTGAAGCATTACACATCGTTCTTGAACGAGCACAATATCTACGTAGTGAAGGTGAATCAGACATGCGAAGTATCATTTACTTAGCTAGTGGTTTAATCCGAGATATTGAAGCTGGTAAATCAACTGAAGAAATTATGCAAGATTTTAATGAGGATGAAGATGAATAATAACATTAAAGCTGGCGCTGATATACATGCTGGTGATGGTGGTTACAGCGAAGGTACATTAGAAGGTTATGAACAATTTTCTAAAGCTCGAAACAAATCCAGAGGTAAACCAACCTTGTATTTAATCCGTGGAATTCCCGGAAGTGGAAAGTCTACATTCGCACAAGTGCTTCTTGATGAATTTGTAGTACAGCGTGTGTATGAAGCTGATCAATACTTTGTACAAAACGGTGAATACCAGTTTGATCCTACGCACCTTGAACAAGCACATAATGATTGCAAGCGCAAAACTTGGCTTGCTCTGTATGAAGGCATGTCAGTTGCTGTGTCAAATACATCTTGCACTGAGTGGGAAGTCGAAACTTATGCTATAATTGCACGAGAGACTGAAGCTAACTTTGTGAGTGTTATCATCGAGAACAGACACGATGGTAAGAACATTCATGGTTGTCCTGATGCTAAAGTCGAACAGATGAAACGAAAGTTTAGTATTAAATTGTAAAGGAATAAAATGCTGTTGACATATGATGAACAAATTCTACTAGTTAATCGCGGATTAGCTACACTCAAAAACGATGGTAAATACATAACGTTCAAATATGCACGTAAAGCAATGTATGAATATCTCTGGAAGAAAGTACCTGCCTTATGTGAATCTCGTGGTCATGTATACTGCAACAGCACGAAAGAATTAGTGCAAGCTGCTCCACGAAAAAGCTTCAATTATCTTGAGCGTGGATACTGGTTGGATGTTCCATTGGATACTCCAGTTGAAATATACAAGAAAATCAATGGTTATATGGCTTGTGCTACAATTCATAATGATGAACTGATTGTGTCTACTACTGGTACTACCACGAGCGATTATGCTATGTGGGCTAAAGAATTGATTCTAAGTGATTACAAATTGTATGATATGGTGATTGCACCAGATGTTACTGCACTATTTGAAGTTGTAGTACCTCAAGACCCACACATTGTAGAAGAGCGCCAAGGTCTGCATTTACTTGGTGTGCGTGAGAAAGCTAATGGTAATTTCCATCCCATGGGTGAAAGCATTCGTTGTACTCTTTCACAAGCATTAGAAATTGCAAAGTATGATCGTGGTGAAGGTTTCATGATGTATCAAATGAATGACAACGATGAGTATGATTACAACAACTGCTGTAAACTAAAGACTCCATACTATGTTGGTAAGAAAAAATTGATGCGTATGACGGCAAAGAACGTTGAATTGATGTACAATAACCTTCCGCATGCAATTTCTACCTTACCGGAGATGTGGCATGAGATTCCTGAGCAGATCGTACAAAGCGTCCATAAAAACACATGGTTAGCTATGAACGATCAACAACGCAGGGTAATTCTTGAAGATTTAAATGAAGTTTAATTATGCGAAAATTTAGCGAAGTGCTTGAAGAGTATTTGGAGCAACGTGAATTTTTAAATAGTGAGGATTATTATGCTGGTCGTGCAATATGTGATAGACATATCGATAGAGAATGTTTGCAAGATTTAGCTAACGAACTGGATGAAATTGTAATGAAAGTCCAAAATGCAGGGGCATAACTTCAGTCGTAATTTACATGCTAAAGGTATGTTTGTTTATTGTGCTCGTTGTGGCCTTGTTCGTTTAAATAATCGAGCAACTGAAAAGCAGATTAACAAACCTTGCGTTGGATTGCGAGAGTTAGAAGATGAAGAGTATTTGAAACTCAAAGGACAAATGAAAGGTAGAAAATGAAAATATTTACAAGTGATCTACACCATATGCATAATCGCATTGTTGAATTCACGAATAGAGGTGAAAGTACAACACAAGAAAATCACACGCAATGGTTGACAGATGTATGGAATGACAATGTAAGCTCAGGCGATCTTGTATATCATCTAGGAGATTTTTCATTTGCTAAAAAGTACGATGATATTGCAAAGTTTACCTTTCACTTGAACGGTCAAAAGATTTTCATCAAAGGTAATCACGATAAGCGAGAGCATCTGGATCAACTTGTGAAAGATAATTTGATTCAAGCATGGTACGATTACAAGGAAATCAAACTCCAAGATATCCCTACTGTACTATTTCACTTTCCTATTGCAAGTTGGCATCGTCAAAGTCATGGTGCAATTCACCTACATGGTCATTGTCATGGTAATTTTAAAGATTTCCGTGGAAAAATGCTTGACGTAGGGATAGATTCAGCATATAATCTGTATGGAGAGCACAAGTTTATTACAGAAGATGAAGTAATGGCTTTCATGCAACACGAAAATATTTACATAGCAGATCAACATAGAAAGGTTATTGATGCAAAAGATTCATCCTAAGCTAAAACTCAAGCTTGACACAAGTAAGAAAGAATATCAAAAAGTAACAGCGTTTGCTGAAGTGTTGCCTTTATTTGCAGACTACATTATTGATCGTGAAATTAAAGGTGATCGTTATTGTGAACTTGGACAAAAATACAAACAACTATATTTTAGTTGGGGTATTAATTGGGGTGTAAACCGACCAACTAACTTTCCAGAAGATCAAGAATATCATGAAGGTTTAGTTAACGTGTATATCAACTGCATAAGTTTGTTCCATGATGATATTTATCATGTTGCACAAAAAGAATTGTGGGAAGCAATGAAGGATATTCCATGTTATTATACTGATGTTCTAAACTCTACGTTCTATTTCAAACCTAATGAGATTGAAGTTGGACTAGAAGCTTTAAACGCTTGGTATATTAAAGTAAAGGAGAGCACTCAAGATTATCTCAAAGAACAAAAACGCAAAAAATTGCTAAAAGAATTAGAACAACTGAATGATTAACATAGAAAGGTTACAGATGCAAAAGATTGAAGATTACACCACAGCAAAGCTAATCGCTTACTCACAAGCCACCGAAGAGTTTAAAGGGCAGTTTAAGACCATTAAAGACCTTGTAGCATACTGCGCTAGGGTTAGCAACCCAAGTAACCAACTCAACATGGAAACCTCTGATAAGCTCATTGGTTATCTGTTGAAGCACAAGCACTTTAGTCCGTTTGAGATGGCAAGTGCTACTATTGAAATTGAAACAACCCGTGATATTGCACGACAGCTATTACGTCACCGTAGTTTTACATTTCAAGAGTTTAGCCAACGCTATGCAGACCCTACAAAAGACTTGACATTTGTAACTAGGGAAGCACGACTGCAAGACCCTAAAAACCGTCAAAACTCTGTTGTTACTGATAATCTAGCATTGCAGTCAATGTGGGAGAACTATCAGAATAAGGTTATTGAGACTGCTAAGAACGCATATGCTTTTGCTATTGCAAATGGTATCGCTAAAGAGCAAGCTCGTGCTGTACTACCAGAAGGTAATACAATGTCTCGATTATATGTACAAGGAACCATTCGTAGTTTCATTCATTATATTGAAGTGCGTAAGGCTAACGGTACACAGCTAGAACATATTGTATTGGCTCAAAAAGTCGCTCAAGCTATTTCAGAGGTGTTTGATGTTGAATGAAATTGATATCAGAGATTGGGAAATGCTGACTACACCTTTGAAACTACAGGAGTTAAAAGAAGGTGATGTGTTCAGTGTATTCGGTGATAGTAAGATGTTCAAAGTTATGTGCAAAGCAAACGAGATCGTCTTTGCAGAAACTGCAGAAATCTTTAATGCTTTTGCACTACCTAGATTTATGGAGGTTTACCCATGGGTTTCAAAGAAAAATACAAATCTAAAAAGTACAGACAACTGATTGAAATGGTAGCTAAGTCATCAGGCTACTACCAATACGAAGTTGAAGATGTACTAAATCATCTTGTCGGTAATATTCAAGTACTACTAGCAGAGGGAACTCCTATAAAGATCAGTGGGATTGGAACTCTCAAAGTAAAAAAGATGCATGTTTCTCACATTCCAACTGGTTCAATTGAAAAAGTGTGCTATACTGCGTACAGGTTGTCAGTTGTATCTGATACCCAAATGCAATCTTACTTAAAGGAAAACTATGTTGACCCAACAGAAACCAAAACCAGTAGTGACTTGGCCCTTCCCATCAGTTAATGGTAAGCGCACTCAAGAAAGTCAAGATTTGTTGGATAGTAAGCACTACACAACTAAAGAAGTGCTGGATACAAATGACTATGAGGAAGCGTTGTTTTGAATAAAGAAAAATTCACAGTAGTTAGTATTGATAAAGTTCTAGCTAATAAAAAACTTCCGAATTGGTTATTGAAAGCTGCATTTGAAGTCAAGCACTCAGGATATTTACCTGCTGGTGAGTATTTTGAGAAGCTTGATGATATTGAAGTTTATGATATTACAAATGCTTTAGAATATATACATACCAGTAACTTTAAAGAGTTTGAGATTCTTTCCAGTCAAGCACAAGAAGATATTGAAAACTTGACATTACTTTGTTTTATCTTGGCTTTAGGTGAAGGTGAAATGGAAATTGATGCTGAAAGTCTTTCTTCTATGATACAATATCTATTCTTACTTGTCAGTATTGAGCAATTGTTCAGAGAAGGCAAGGTGGAAGTAATTAGAGAGCATTATTCTCTATTCGGTGGTGATAAACCAGTTGTAAAAGCAAAGGAGTAAACGTTATGCAAGTTAAACTTGGACGATTCCCGAAAGGTGATACTGAACGTAAAATCAGTGTTAAAATTGACAAATGGGATAGCTGGAATGCTGATCACAGTCTTGCTTTGATTGCTGCACCTTTGTTGGTACAGCTTAAAGAAACAAAACACGGTTCACCTAATGTAGATGATGCAGATGTTCCTGAGCATCTACGCAGCACTGCAGCACCTCCTAAAGTCAATGAATGGGATACAGACGATAATTGGCATCTTCGGTGGGATTACGTCATGGGTGAAATGATTTATGCTATGCAAGAAATTGCAAATTATAAAGAAGGATCAAATATCTTTTGGGATCACTCAGAAGTTGATGAAAGTACTGATGTAATGCAACAAATAAAAGCAATGAAAGTTGACGATAAAGGTCTAGAAGAGTACAACAACAGAGTTCAGAAGGGTTGTGAACTTTTTGGTAAATATTTTCAGGCGCTATGGGATTGAAAAAATTAAATAAAACAGCACTCAAAGAAGTGAAATTTGATGTACAATCTAGGTTCTCTGAGGGTGACTTAGAGTATGTAACAGAAGAAGACAGCTATCAGGTATTACAATCATTTGATAGTTGGCATGAATATAACCATGAAAGGAATGAAGAATGACAGAACAAGAATTTCGCCAAAAATTAGATGTAGTAGTAACAGAAGGTCTAAATACTTTAGGCGCTGGTATTGTATACGGTCAGTTGGCTACAATGAAGCAATTCGTAGAAGTTGTATACGATAGTACTGTAGTAAATTACCTACAGAGTTCGCAAATGAAAGCAGCACAAGAAGCACAAGCTGCAGCACAAGGAGCAAAATGACACTCGATGATTTTCACATTGGGATTGTACACCTCTTCAGTGAAGCAAATAAATCAGGTCTAGATATTGGTGATATCTACCAAATTCTGAATGGTCAGACTATTATTGCTGAAACAATTTTAAAATTATCAATCGAAAATGCTTATAAAGAAAGGTTTAATTCACTATGAAATACGTGGTAAAATGGAACAATGGTTATTGGAAAGTTTTTGATACACAAGAGTACAAAGATGCTTCAATGCATGGTCTTAAAACAGATGCTGACAAAGCCTGTTACAAGCTAAACCAGTACAACTAAGTAGATAATACCCGAGTAACCCTCGGGGTTTCTTTCGTTTCGATCAGGAGAATAAGTATGCAAATTGATAAAGAAGTTTTAATTGTTCGCAATACTACAGTACAACGTTTGTACGATGTGGTTGTTGTAAATTATTTTTCGGAAGATGTGCAATTCATCGTAAAAGGTGTACAATTCGAAGATGCTGTAGCGATGCAGCTTGAAATTGAAGAAACACTCAACTAACTTATCAAAGGAAAATCATGTCACAAGGTTCATATTTGCAAAACACCAAACGTAATAAAAAACGCTTTGATGATGGTGGTTATGAAGATGATTTGAAGCCGAATAAAAAGCAGAAGCAAAAGAAAGATTTCAGCAAACAGCGTGAACAAAAGCGTGGTGAGTTTGTATGAATGAAGTACTTACCAAAATTGCAAAGGAAGCCAAGGTTGAGCATTGCATTAGCCATGTTCGACTGCAAGAGTTCGCTGAGTTGCTTGTGAAAGAAACAATCAATCAAATGTGCGGTCAAATGTGGGTGCATGGTATTGATCAGGCAAATAACCCTTCGTTCTATAAAGCAATTCAGGATACTGAACAACATTTTGGAGTAAAATAATGAGTAATCTATGGTTTAACATTCGTTTTGGTACACGACATTTTCAACTAAGTAATGACTGGAGATTTTCTTTTTCAGTTAATCCTTACTTTATTGATAATCCTCCAGTTAAATTCTTTGAGGTATATTGTATCTTTGGAAAGCATTTTGGACTATGAAAGAAACCCTAAAACGATGGACTAAATACATTGTAATTTTCATGCTTGCTTTTTGGTTAACTGCTCAGTACAATGAATACAGGCAACTCAAAGAATTTGAGCAAGTACGTAAAGAGTTGATCAGACAAGAGCAGGAAGCTATCAAGGACCAAGAGCGTAAATGCTTGAAAAATGCACTGTACTATGAAGCACGTAGTGAAGGTACTATTGGTATCTTGGCAGTTGCATCTGTCATTGAGAACAGAAAGAATCATGTCAACTACCCTAGTAGCTACTGTGGTGTCATTAAACAGCATAAGCAGTTCAGCTACACCCTAGAGGGAAGACCTGATGTAGAGCGCATAGAAAGGCGTTTAAAGGCTGCGGATAAGGTAATGTACGGGTATGTATCAGAAGTAGCAGATAACATGCTAGAAGGCGAATTTGAACCCGTTCTAGAGCACTCTGTTCTTTGGTATGCTACAACTTCTGTTCGCAACTATTGGACCAAGACTAAAGCTGTAGCTACCAGAATTGGTAAACATGTGTTCTATGAAGATAAGAAATAACCTTTATTTCCCTGTGGGTATATCCTACAGGGATTTTTTGTTGTATAATTGAGGCTTCAACAACAGGAGTTATCATGAAAGTCGCTGTCTACTTCAACTTGCACAAGAAAACTTTTAGCGTCAAAGCATTGGAAGGTGCTAACAAAGGTCGTGTTGTTTTTCATTCCGACAATGTTACTCTCACTAATGCAGTCTTTAAGGTATCGGAAGCAGGTCGCCAACGAGTACTCAAAGAAAAGCGCAAGAACGTTCATGCATATGTTGTTGGTGAGTTGCAATCATTGGATGCAGCGCAGGTCGTAGGTGAAAAAATTACTTACAATCCTTACTTGTATAACACATTCGTTACTTCATTCAATAAAACTCCAGTAACTAATGCTAAAGAAGTATTTATGTTCTGTGCTGAAAAAAGATCAAATATTTTTGCACGATAAGCAAAATCTTGCTATAATTCATTCCAGACGTTAACTACTTGAAGGATTTCAAACATGAAGACATACAAATTCTACGCAGACCCCGGACACGGTTGGCTTGCGGTTAAAATTACCGAGTTGATGGAACTTGGTATTATTACCCAAATTAGTAACTATAGTTATATGCGAGGTGGCACTGCCTATATTGAGGAAGATATGGATACTGCTTTGTTCTTTAACGCTTATCGTGATAAACACGGAGTGGACCCAAAGCATTCATATAAGCACACAAACAATCGTAGTCCTATTCGCAACTATGATGGCTATAATCGAAATAAAGCAGTGGATTTTGCTTTGTTGGCTTTGAAATCTGCTACAATCTAATTTTAAAGGAGAAAATCATGGGTCTTGATATGTACGCTTTTTCTGTTCCTGCATCTGCAGTGAAGAATGTGTTTGAAGTTGACACAGAGTTCAAAAAAGAGTTGCAATACTGGCGCAAGCATAATGCTTTGCACTCTTGGATGGAAAACCTGTATCGTTCAAAAGGTGGTACTGCAGAAAGTTTCAACTGCATTCCAGTGCTGCTTACAAAAGAGGATTTGAATGCATTAATTGAAGATGCTAAAGATCACAAGCTACAGTCAGCAATTGGCTTCTTCTGGGGTGGTTCTTATGACTACAACGATGAAATTGCAAACGAAGATATTGAATTTGCACACAAAGCTTTGGCTGAAATTGACAAAGGAAATGCAGTTTATTACGATAGCTGGTGGTAATAGCTGAGTAGACCGTAGGAATAACCCTACGGTCTATTTTTCTGTGCTATAATCTAATCTTCAACAACCGGAGAATTTACATGCTGACAATGCGAGATACCAACATTGGTGAGTTCCAAGAGATTGAGTACAACAACTATTTTACTTACCGTAAAACTGACAATCCTTGGGCACTTGAAAACAACCTGAAA